TATTGGCCGATACAACATCTGTATTAACCGTACCATATTTGTTAATGGTTACAGTAGTTACTACTGAATTTGCTCGTACTTGATTACTATAAACAACACCTGAATTTGTAACAGTATCAGATGATACCAATGGTGTTGTAACACTTGTATTGGCTTGTAATTTATCTGTTACTGTATTGTATCTGATGGTTGTATTACCACCAACATAAGCATTGTTAGCAACAGTAATACCTATATTTGGACCTTGTGCAACAATAAGTCCATTCATGTTTGCTTGACCGCTATGTGTCAAACCCAATGTAGTATTGGTAAAGTATATTTGTTTACCTACTGTTAAGTTGTTATCAATTGTGGCTGAAGAAGCAACACCTTGAACCAACAATTGTTTTTGAACTTCAACATCACCCTGAGCAGACAAGGCTTTTAATGTTGTTTCACCAAGTGTCAAAGTACCTGAGTCTTTTGTGTAATTGCCTTTGCCTAATGTATTATTTTCTCTAATCAATGCATCGGTGGCAACAACCCAATCCCCAAAAGTATTGGCATAACTTATATTTGAAACTGTATTAGCCATTAATTAACCTTTTCCAGTAGTTTAACCATCATGCTTTTGATATCGGCCATATCTTGCTTCATGGTTTCTATTTCCGTTTTTACACTATTTATTTCTTCTCTTTGAATTTTCATCATACGAAGTTTATTATAGTACTCATTCTTTGCTTCACTATCGGTATTTATCAGAGCCATACTGGCGGTATCTCTGACTAAATTAGTACCAGTTACTTTAACTAACATCTTATAGTCCTGTTCCTGCTGGTAAAGCAATTGCTCTAATGTCTGTTAAGATTGGCACACTTGTTCTATCACTTGTTGCCATAACAACTTTGATGGCAAACTGTATAAAGTTGGTGTATGTATTACCATTTGTACTTGTATAAGACACTGAATTGTTTGCAACACCATTAGTACCTGGAGCACATTCAAATTCAATATAGTTATTTCTATTGGTTGAATATGTAGTTTGTTTACCAACTTGTGCCATTAATTGCCATGATTGATTCTCAAATGCTTCGGTATCCTGTGAATTCAAAATCTTATAGTAAACATATACCTGTGTATTCAATGGCTTGTAGGCAGTATAGTACACTCTCAAGTCACCAGAATCGTTTCCTGGTGTCATAACAACTTTCTTAGTAACATATCTAGCGTATGCATTACCACCTGTTGGACTTGTTTCTCCAAGTACCACAACGGCAGCGTTACTATTACCAGAACGAGTAGTTGGATCGGCGATGGTAATTGTTGGTGTAGTTAAGTAACCAGAACCTGGATAGGTCACATACACGGACTGAATTACACCATTACTTGTTGATACAGTTAACACTGGCTTATCTGAACCAATATCTGGATTGCTCATAGTTGCTGTAACAGTATTCGCATTGTAACCTGTACCACCGTTTGTAACATTGATGATGTTACTATCAATGCCCATGTTGTTGATAAAGTTTTGTATAGAATACAATGATACGCCGTCATCGGAGATAACTGGACTTACATTGGTGTCAGTTGTAGACAATGTAGCAGTCATCGTGAATGAACTGTTTGAATTACTCAATAGAATTCTTTCACCTTGTCCATCGTCCAAGAAGATATCTGTGTTCAATGGGTTTGCATTTTTACCTGGATTAACATTGACAGCAGCTGTCGGTGTCAGACCATTGTTCAACAATGCAGTATACTGATAGTTAATTCCTGTAGATGTTGGAACAAAATCAGTAGTTGTCAAGTTGATAGCATGCATTGTTTGATTCAATTCAAAATAATCATTCAAATCAATGATACTTTTTGGATCAATTGAGTGCAATAAATCAGATGAACTTAATTTTCTTGTAGGCAATCTATATGGTGTAACGAATGATACAGTTGCAGAACCATTTGTGAACACACATTTGTCCATAACTACCATCAAGTTCTTTGTTAAATCGGCAGTCCATGTAAGTGCGTTTTGTGATTCAAACAAGGCACCAATGTATGGTAACTGGCCAATCTTTGATGGACTGGTTGGGTTTGCATCTGTAGGTAGTTTCTTAGATGTAGAAATAACAGCATTCTGATTCTGTTGTGCATAATACACTGTATAATCAGCAGATGCTGACTCAACTACCATAGCATATAGAACACCTGGTTGTATGTAGATAGGAGAATCAAATGTGAATGTTGTATATGTATTTGCATTTAAATAATGCGGTGTTGTTGATATATTAACTTCATCAGGAAATTTAATAACTCTGGACTGTGGTATTGTTTTACCATTTGGATATCCATTGTCAGTTCCAACCAATGATATCTGTACTGGTGTCTGTGTTGTTGTTGGTTTACCAGCAAAGAACAACTTAACAGAATTCAGGAACATACCATTTGGATAGTTATCCTTTTGCACCATAAATGTTTGTGCCAATGGATCACGATGTGGTTTTGCTATATCAAGAATGTTATATGCCGCTTGGTCAACAGGAGTAATTACTTTGCCTGATGAATCTACAGTGGCCGCAAATGAAGTTTGATTCTGTAAACCAGTTGCATGGAATGTTGACTCAGCATATGTTGTTGCTGTTGTTGGATCAGAATCAACTGTTCTGTTATCTAAACGGAATACCCTTTCACCAACATAGAAGTCTGAACCAGGACAGTTGAAGATACCAACGAAGTTACCTTTTTCATCTGTACACAATTGTGATGGCATACCATTTTGTATTGCCAATTTCACATTCAATGCATCACCCTCAATAGAATATCTAGAATTGATTACACCATATACACCACTATTACCCATAGAAACATCAATTGGTGTATCTAATGTAACTACTTTTGTTGTTGCATTATATGATGTGATGTTTGCAGTATATGTTTCTGATGCTGCCAATATGATGGTAGATTTGTTTGCAGCAGTAATTGCATCCTCAACCTGTGCATTATATTGATTCATTCTTTGATTGTATGCGCCCATTTTTCCTGCATCACCATCACCTTTTGATGGAGGAGATGGAACGTACTGAGCGCCGTATTGGTATGAATATGTCCATGTTGATTTAACATAGATTGTACCACCAACATAGAAGTTTGTATTTGAAGATGCATTACCATCTAATTGTAATTGTGTGACACCTTGATATAACTGTCCACCATCAGGTAAGACCAGTACTGTACCAGCGTTACTGTAACCCAATCCAGGAGGTGCCAATGTACTCCAAACCACAAATCCATTGGGGTCTGTGATAGTCAATGCAAATGAACCTCTGTGTCCAGAAACTGCAACATCACCTGGTACTGCTGTACCTGTTACTGACCAACCAATATTTGTATTGCCTGTTGCAGAGATTGTAGTAGTGCCTGTATATGTTTTTTCATATACATTGGTTAAACCGGTTTGACCTGCATCTTGGTATCCAATTGTTGTATCCACCACTGTGGTACCGGTAGTAGCAGATGAACCACCAATCTTAACTGTTGCTGAATTGTCAGCTGCTAAATGGAATGTATATGTACCAGTCTTATTAAAGTTAACAGGCAAGAAATACTGGAATGTTGTTACTGTTGCATCAACTGAACCCCACACACCATTCTGATTCAAGAAAGTTGAATAAGTGCTTACCGCTGGAACTTTATAGAAATTAGATGATGTTGGTACAGTAGAGGTTGTGAAACCACCGCCAACACCAGAGACAGTTCCTGTTGTGTGTAATTTATTTAAAACTGAACCATCAACTGTACCTGAAGCAGTTGAAGAAACATAATTTCCATTTGCATCAAAATATGCATTTGATAGTGTTGATGTATTAGCAATAGTACTTGGTACACCAACGAATGTTGACATATACAATCTTACTTTGCTTGTGCCTGTGTAAGGCATAATAGAAATAACACGACCAATTGGATAAAATTTTTGTGTGCTTGATTGATAGAAACCAACGATATCATCTTCCATGAATGTACCAGTTACTGATTTTAATTCAATAATGTTAGGTTGTTTCATCCACTTGTTAACACTTGTACCATCAAACCATGCTTTAACAGGTGTGTTAACCAACATACCTTTTGTCTTAACAATAATTTCTTGTGGTCTAATGAAAGGTGCCATAGCTGTATTGGTTACAATACCTTTATTTGTGGCCATAGAACTACCATTAGGAGATGTTGGTTGTTGATTTCCTTGGTTGTTATATGATAGATTGTTAATAGTTGGTGTTGTTCCAATTAAACTCTTTGTTCCTGGAATAGATTGCCAATCACCAGCAGTAACTAAATTGATACCGTAAGTAAGTTGATTGTGTTGTAAGTTAGGATCATTTGTAAGAATTGCCGGAACTTCAATAGAATTACACCAGTTATCAACTGCTGGTGATAATGTTTGAACACCTTCATACAACACAACTGAGAATGGATTCACACTTATGGTTGAACTTGCCAATGGTTGTGTGATTACATTTGATGATGTGTATGGTAATGTAAAGATATTTGAATTTGTACCAGAAATTGAATTGATGCTGATGCCATTGGTGTTAGACAATGTACCACGGCTAGCCAAAACCCATGGGTTCTGTAATTGAAAATTGGTAACACTGGTAATTGGTGTCAACTCTTTTGTTCTTATGTTAATCTTTGCACTGTAGTTAGGATAATATGTGTCAGCTGCACCGAAAGAACTGAAGTCATCTACCAAAATACCATTCTTAAATCTGTTCAATCCGTTTGCGTCAGGAACTTGTAAGGCATTTGCATTTTGTTCCAACAAACTCAAACTGGTATAGTATTCCAAATTGTTAACTTGGTCTTGTAGGTCGGAGATATCACTCTTTGCCCAACGCTTATGCAATACTTTTTGGATAGAAAGGTTTGTTATATATCTCTTATATAGCATTGCGCCTTCACCCGGAACATATGTTGTATATGGATCAAGTGTGATGTTAGCCAACAACAATGAACCTTTTGGTTCAACTGGGAATTCAGGAGCAACTGATGGTGTTCCTTCTATGATTTGGAAGTCACCGTCTTTTGTCAATACTAATTTGTCTTTTCTACCCAAGTAATATGAATAAGAATTTGTGAAAGAAGATAAATCATTAGGCAACATTACACCATGTGTAGTTGAACTTGCAGATTTATATTCCCATGTGTATGATGTAGAAGAAAAGTTTGTTGCTGATGGGTTAGTACGAACTGGTCTAAAGTCAATACTATCTCTTAGAACATATAGATTACCATTTTTGGCAGTATATGTTTCACTGTAATCTTTATCGGCATAGGATCCAACACTAAAGAATCCATCACCACCACCGTGTGAGTAGTAGTTGTAAACAACCAAAATATTACCAGCAGGTTTTGCAACACCTGGTTTTAATTTGATAGATGCCCAATCATAATAGTTATCTCTTTGGCCATTATCCAATACAAATGAATTTGATACATCAGTATATGATGATATGGTTGCACCATTAGAAATAGTTGTAGCGGCAGAACCAGTATCATAGATTGCTGTGATTGCTTTAACATCAGTCACATACAATGGAAGTGATGAGTAAGAAATATTTGCAGCAGGAATATAGGTTTGTGCAGCAGTTGTATCTACTTTAATACTTGTACCACTTACAGTTCCCAATGTACCGGCTGTTGTTTTTGAACCTGTAACAAGTGTCTTTGTTTTAAGTACACCACTTGAAGAACCATCAACATACATATTGGCAATAACTGTAACACCAGATGTATCAGCTGGTCCATAAGTAGGTGATGTAAATGTTGCGGATGTAGATGTTGTAAGTGTCACATAGTTTGATGTGTTAGAGAAATCTAGGATGTTTCCGTTTGCATCAATAACAGTATACAATTGTTTGAACTGTTCGCCATATATTGGTGTACTCAAGCTGCCTTGGAATTGTGTTCCTGAAGGTGCAGTAATTGTCATGGTATTACCAACACCAAAACCTTGGTTTGTCCATCTAATTGTTGAATAGTAATTTGGACTTGTTACTGTTGAAACATATGGATAACCAACTGGGAAAATCATTTCAGGACCAGTTGTGTCCCATAGAATTGTATCACCTGTTGGTAATGAATTCAATTTACCAGAAACATTGATGTTTGTGTTTGCTGTCAGTGCATATGTTGAAGAATTCTTTTGAACAATAGATTCAACATCCGATGTAGAGAAAATCAAAGAAAAATTAGAAGTCACATCAGGTGTAATAGAGAATGCCGGAGATACAGTTGCAGTTCTGTTTGCACCAGTCCAGTTGGTAATATTTCTAATTTGTCCAACACCTGTACCAGATGTGATTGACAATGTTGCATTGTAATATGCTTGGTCTACACCAGCCCATTTACCACCAGAACCTACAGGCACATAGAATGTTGCTGTTGTAGTTGTTGCATTGGCCACATTACCAGTTAATGTCTGTGTATTAATGTCACTAACATATGTGTGATATATGTAACTCTTTGTATTTGTACTTGTAGAAGATTGGTAGTCCAAGTTTCTAATGAAACCGGTACCAACTAATGTTGAGTTGTATGTTGTTGCGTTTGCTGAGTTAACATTTGCTGTAGTTACACTATGCAAATCTACTGTTGGCATTGAAGTAATATCAAACAAACCTGCCATCGTATCAGTAATAAAATAACTACCGTAATCAATGTATACAGAATTGTTTGTTAAACTCTTTGTTGTTCTTGCACGATTGCCTGTCAATACAATTTGAGATTGGTTTTCTACTCTGTAACCTTGTACATAAGCCAAACCTTTACCAATGGTCAAATCATAATAGTCATCGTCAGTACCATGTTTACCACCATGTTTCATTGGTGTCAAATTGAAATCATTAACGATGTAATCACCATTAGTTTCATAGTCTCTCTTAGCAATGTAATCATTGATTTTAGAGTAAACAGTATCGTTAACTTGTTTGATGATTGAACCGTTATCAATTCTAACTAATTCAATAAACTGGTCATCGTTGCCAATGTCTAATGACAATGATGTTAATGTTAATTCAACGACATAACGGTCGGCACCAGGTGCTTGATAGTTTGTTGCACCAATTGCTGGGTCAAGTAAAGAAGAATCGTTAATGTAATCGTAAATAGTTTCAGTAATAGTAAGACCGATTCTTGCAGAAGGTGTGCTACTATACTTACTTAAAATAATTGTCTGTGGTTGTACAGAAACAAAATTACCAATAGAATATTTGCTGTATGTACCATCAGCATTTTGTGTATTTGAATATGAATATCCATTTACAACATAGAAAACACCATCAGAAATGGATGCTACAGAAGAACTTCCTGTTGAACCAGTTGATTGTAATAGACCGGTAACTGAATTGTCGGTTGTATAAATGGTTTGACCATCACTAAATTGAACACCAGAAAGGTATGTAACTACCAATGTAGGAGGATCACCAGCATTTGCATCTGTACCTGATGCTTCAGCAGTTGCAACGACCTTAGCGAGAATAGTACCAGTAGAATCTTGAATGATTTTGTTTAGAAAGTTACCTGCAACCAAACCAGTTGAGTTGACCAACTTTAAATAATAACAATTCAAGTTTGTTGTAACTTTACCACCAGTAACTGGAGTATTTTGTGAGAAGATGTTATCAGCAAACTTTGAAATCTGACTTTGTAAAATAGTTTGTGATTGTGTCAACTCTCTGGCTTGAACTGCAAAACCAGGTTTAAAAAGAATACGATGAAAATTCTTTGATGGATCAAAGTCATCATAGTAGGGGTCAACATTAAAATTTAAAGCCATTTTTATCCTTTTAGTAACCTAGAACAAATCTGAATTGTTCTATTCCGTCTGAACTTCTTTGCACACCTGTTCTGTTCTCGATGAATGCTAGATATCCTGAATTTAATACAAAATTTGGTGAGTTATATGATAACAATGTTCTTGCAGTACCAGAATCTTTACCATATAATGTTCGATTGGTTGTTATTGTACCTGATGTATTTAGCACTTTAACCACATTGGTTGATGTATTAAAACTCAATACCAAGCCAGAAAATGTAGTATTTGATGAACTTTGTCCTTGATATATGAACTCATCGTTTGTATATGAACCAAAACCAGGAGAAACAACGATATCGGTGGTTGTACTATACACAGAACCGTTTGCAACATATGGACTCAAACTGGTTGTTGTTGGATTAAAAATCAATCCAACTTGGTGATAATCCACATCGGTCGGAATAAAACCACCTTCTGAACCATTGAACTCAACCGTATACATTACATGAGAGCAACCTAACTCTGTCAATGGGTCTGAACCGTGGCCACCAACAGGCGACACTGGAGATTGAACGATTGCACCAGAACCTGATGTTGATACCACAGATACATTTGCGTAGGTATAATTTGATCCAGGTGTTGTTACAATAATATTCTGAATGGCACCGCCTGCCACATTGGCAGTAGCTGCAAAACCAGTTCCATCTCCAGAAACAACGATTGATACTGGTGCATTTGCTGTGTCATAACCAGAACCACCATTCAATACATTCACAACATCTATGTTACCAGTGCCGGCAGACCATAGTAATGGATTAGGTGAATAGTCTTTGACAATAACTGGAAGCCAGTTTGTGTCCATGAATTTTACTTTAGCACCAATGTCTACAGTGTAGATATATTTCCATTGGTACCCATCTGGTCCTGTGTAAATGTTATTTGTGCCATAAGAACCTGGTTGAAAATAAGGTTCATAGGTTGATGCAATACCATTGTTATTCCACAAACATTTGAATACTTGGTCGTATCTGTTTCTTACATAATAATTATAGATATTATTTTGATTGGTATCTTGTGCGGTGATATTGATGTCATCACGGTAATAATCGTATATGACACCTGAAGTCCAATCAACTCTCTGTATCACGGGAGAAATTGAACCTGAAGTTATGTTCTTGACAGCAAAAATATTCTTAAAGATTTTTTTGATATCTTTTGGTGTTTCTACTGGTGTCGCAGGATTATTTTCATCAGCCCATGGTTCTACTTTGGCAAGAAAACAATAGATTGATGCTAATGGACTACTAAGTTTAGGTAGTATGACTGCGACAGGAGAGTAATACGCCTGTCTAATCTGTGTAACTTTTGCCGCAGAGGTTAGAATATTTTTATTTGCCATAGTGTTTTATTTATTAAGCGTGTACAACGGCAACGAAAGTATTTGCAAGGTCATTACCAAAACTAAAGTATCTTGCCATGATTGTTGATGTACCTGGAATATTATATGTTGTTGAGTTGACTGTTGAATTTAATGCATTAACACCATGTGTAAATGTCTGATTTGTGCCTGCTGTGTTTGTCAACCACAACACAACTTCTTTACCTAAAGTGTAGTTCACAAATGAAACAGTACAACCAGTAGAAGTATTGGCACGAATAACAGAATTGTTTGCAAAGTCAATGGTGATGGCTGTCTGAGCACCTGGATATTGTGTTGGTGTATATATGAAACCTTTTTGTGGATTAACTACGCCTGTAAATGATGCTGATTCTGCATTAAATGATGCAATTCTTTGTATAGTATTTGATCCTGTTGGTGTATTCCAAAATTCAACACGTGTTCCTTTGGTTGCATCGGAGAAATTTTCTGTTGCTACAAAATCAATTCTGGATGGCCCTGTACCAGTAAATTGTGTTCCTGTATAACCGTTACCAGCAATACGTAATAGAATATCATTATTTGCAGATGCTAAAGGTGTTGCAGCTGAACCACGACCCATACGACCGAAAACAACTGGATATGTACCTGTACCAAAACTATCAACAGCAATTCTGGTTGGAGTATTAGCCTTGCCAGTTATATGTAACATATAACTTGAATTTGATGGAGCAACAAATTCGTTGTTATCACTTCCAGTTATTTGAATGAATGATGTATTAGGATTAAAAGTTGAATTGTTAAAGTCAACATATGTTCCTTGTACAGTTATATTTCCTGTTACAAGAAGGTCTTTAGTCATATTTGTTGTACGATTAATAACTAAATTAGCCGTTGCAATTGATTGGCCAATTATCATATCAATACTAGTCAGTGATGAATATATTGCATTATTACTTATTGATAAATTACCAATGTTGGCCGTATTGGCATTAATTGAATTAGTAATTGTTAAAGATCCTGCAAATGTACCTGTTGTATTTGCAAGAGCATTGTTAGCTTTATCAAAAGATGCTTGCGAGAACCCTATGGGGTTTGCTGCTGTATTTTGTGTAGAACCATCAGCAAATTTAAGTCCTGTGGTAGTACTCAATACACCCCTAACACTAACATTAGATAATAAATTGTAACCATTATTAGTGATATAACCTACCACATTTTCTGTCATAGTACCACCAACTATAAATACAATGTTTGCTCGTGTTGATGATGTACCAAGAATTAAATTACCAGAATAACTTGTTGCAGTTGGCCCACCAACATACACATAACCATCATATGGTTTAAAAGCGGAGTAATAAACTGGATCACTATAATTTTTACCACTAATACCCATGTCAATAAAACTATTAGCATTTGTTGAATCGCTGGTAGATGCTACGTAGTCCGTTGAACCATTTGATGTAAAGTTTTGAAAGTTAACTTGTAGATATGTGGTCGTAGAGGTTGAATTTCCAGAAAATTGTGCCACAACACCAGGGTAAGTAACTGGATTTGCACCAACATTCAATATCTCATTTGAATACAACCCTTGTGCCAGTGTATGACCAGTAAATTTACCAGTTACACCAGTGGGAACATCAACAGCAACAAACAAAGTATTACTTGTGTTTGCATTTAGTTGGTTAATTAAAGCTAATTCTGATATTTTTACCGTACTCATTTTTTACCCCAATAGGATGATGTTACCATCTTCTGTTGTTAATATTCTTCCATCTTCTGTGGTCAATTGTGGAACATATTGTGTTCCCAATGGTCCAAAGATAGTTACATTCGTTGCGTTAGTAAGAGTTCTGTTAACTGCCATTAATGTATTACTTGTGGTTATATTTGCATTAGAACTCAAATAAATCTTACCGCCGACCCAATCAACTGCCGTAACTGTTCTTGTATTGCTTGTATTACTTCCAATTAGAATTTTATCGCCAGCGAACACAATATCCTTGATTGGGTATGATGTGTTACTATAATTACCATTGTTAACTATGTCATAGTTCTTAGTTACTGATAGTATATTTATGATGTTGGATGTGGTCTGTGCCGAAACATATGCAACATTTCCAAAGGTTAACCATGTATTTGTTTTTAATGTAACTGTGTTTGCAATAGAATTAATTGTATTAACTTCAGCATGAATATTTGGACCATTAACTGGAGTAATTTGAATGTAACTATTTCCAAATACAAAACTTGCTAAGTTAGCGTTAGCTAGGTTATTGAATTGAATTATGTTGTTACTGCCATTAACAAAATCAGTTACCATTGATACTGAAGATGCTGGATAACCTGTATAATTTTGTAGTGTCTTACCTTGATTGACCGCTTCGGTACCATGGAAGTACACACGGTTATTTGAATTCATTGCAAATCTACCGATAACTTTCATGCCGGTTGGATGTAATAGATTCAATAACACATCTCTGTACTTGGCAATTTCTTTTGAAACTGTAATCTGATATGTGAAATTGTTATATACATCACTCTGCAATACATCAAATGAACTTGGTTGTCCTTTGGTACTCAAGTATTGTCCTTGACCAATCACAAGACCATTTAAGAACTGTGCAGTACCCTTGGCGTTACCATCACCATAATTTATTAAACCAGAACTATTGTAAGCTCTGGTATATACTTTGCCATCTGAAGCAAGGTAAGTTGATACATTACCAGGGAATGGTGTAGATGAACCAGCAGGAATCATATGAATGTTTTTATTCGCAATATTCAATGGTAGTGCTGTGTTTGGTGTAGAATTGTAATTAAAAACTCTGAGATTATAATTACTTAAAGTTGGATTTGCATCACTCTTTAACAATGTAACTGAATCTACTGTTGCAAAATATGTTGCTGTATTTGTATTTGCGCCTTGATAAACAACATCATCTTTTTGTGGTGAATTTGCTATAGAAACATTTGCCACAAGAATGTCTTGTATCTTGAATGATACATTTGGTGTTGAAATATAATCTTCGCCTGGTTGTGTCAAGTTAATTGTCGTAATAGAACCAGCACGGTCAACTGATACGGAGAATGTTGCACCATCACCTAATATACCAGGAACATATAGACTTGCATTTGCACCGTTAGCTGATACTATAGATAATGTTGGCAGAGTTGTTCTTGTATAACCCATACCACCCAAAGGATAACTGAATGTTGGACCATAAACATATGAAACTGATGTAATAACACCACCACCAGAAACAGTTTTTACATTTGCTGATGCACCCACTCCAGTACCACCAGAAAAAACAATCTTATCATTTGCTTGATAACCAGTACCGCCACTTACAATTTGTATTGGTGCCAAAATTCCAAGATTTGCTAAGTCGGCAGTATGTGTATAATCATCCAATGAATAAACAGATTTAGCAAATAATTCTGGAACTTCCGTGATTCCACCACCACCATTTTGTAAACTGACGGAAGCAATTGGATATGTTGAAAAGGTTGCAAAAGTAAATGCATTGGCCAATGTTGTATTGGCATTTGTATTAGCTGTATTTGAAAAATAATAATTACTATTACCAATTGTCAAGTATTGTTTCAGTGCAATACTGTTGGTTGGAATAGAAACATTGGCTATGCCAGCTGGATTATATCCACCTTGAGAATAAGAGGGTATAGTTATTATTGCACCAGGTGCTTTTGTAACAGTGATAGTACTATCTGTCGTGTAACCATAACCACCTGTTACCACATTGGCCGATGTAATCGCACCTGCTGTAGTAATAGCAATCTGTCCTTTTGCACCAACACCAGTAGAATATTCTAAACCACCATCAACAATAACAGGGTCACCTGGTTGATACAATAAACCTCTGCTAGTTGGATTGATGTTCAGCTGACTGATTTGACCTACAATCTTACCTCGTAATGGATGTCCATTAAATAAAACTGTTTGATTGTTATTATCAACTACACGGATATATTCACCAGATTGAAACAATCTTTCGATGTTTGAAATGAATACTTCAACTTTTGTTCCCGATAGAACAGTATTCTCTACAGTTGCAATAGATTTGGTCGTTTCTCCAAACACTCTAAGGTTTTGAATGTTTAAGAAATTTGGATCAATAATACCACCTGCAACAAACAAGGTTGCGTTGTTGGCATTTATATTGCCTGTAGGATTTTGATTGTGTATGTAAGTTAATGTTGTAGATGAAGGTACTGTTTTGACACTGTACTTACCATTAGGTGGATATGTGTCTGCTGTTAATCCAGTAACAGTTATTGAACCATTGGATGATACACCATGTGGAAAAAATGTTTCAAGTGTAATGTTATTGCCAGTATGTTGAACTGATTTAATAAAAATTACACCGCCGGCCACTTTCAAACTCTTAGTAACATACCATTCTCCAGAAGATGCTTTAAGTACCGCATCCTTGGTATAGAAAACATCAAAGTCGGAATTGAAAAGTATTCTGAATAGTAACTGATAAGATGCTGGTGTACCTTTAGATTGGTATAATTGTCTTGCAACTTTAACAGTTTCTTGTTTACTTAATAGAGCATCTTGTGGAAAATTAGGAAGAAAATCATTTACAAAATAATCTATGAACTCATCTGTTGTAGTATCTATATCTTTGTAAGACAACAGATTCTTGGACCTATTTGTTACTTGTCCTTGTTGTTCCATCCATTCATAATATGCCTGCAAAAACAAATTAAAATTGGTGTAGTCAGGATTATCCCGAACGAATTCGGGAAGTTGTGACGAGACTAAAAGAGAAGTTTTATTATTACTGGTCATGTTGTCTTGGCTATAACATTAACAACAATGGCATTAGGATCATAAGGATCAATTGTAATAATTCTATTGTATGTTGATGATATGATTGTCGTTGTTGGGTTTGCAGATACGGTTAATTGACCTAAATCATTATCAACTTGAACTGGACTAAAAGAATTTAAAGTAACAATACCATTTACATAATCAATTGTACCTGCATTAGAATTCAAAACAGTTTTTACAAACTGAGTATTATTATAGAAAGTTCTAAGTGTACCGTATTGGCCTTGTAATGTAACAGTAGCTGCACCAAGTTTACCAGTAGTATCACCAGATGCTGGTGTAATGGTTGCTATTGCACTTGTATAGTTATTGCCTGATGATGTAACTGTAATTGCTCTGATTGTTCCATCAGTATTGATTGTTGCCACTGCGGTTGCACCAGAACCATCACCTGATATTGTAACTGTTGGTGTATATTGGTAACCAAAACCTTTGTTCAATATAGAAAGTGATTCAACACCACCAGTTGATGTTGGAACTTCTTCAACAAAAACACCAGGAATTATGATTGCTGGATTTTCTGTGCTTCTAAACTGTGCTGAAGGTGAACTATTGACACCACTTAAAAACATTCCTTTTTCCAAAGGTGCGCCATAATAGAATGTATATGTGGTTGGTCTTGATAAAATTGGATAGAACTTCTTCTGTAATTGTATAGAAATTTCATTTGTAATAATAGCATTATCTACATTATTGATTGCCGTATTAAAAAGATAAGAAGAAAATGTTGAGTTGAAAGTATTTAAGTTTGTTAAACCAACATTATAAATTGCTGTTCTAACAGAATTTTCTATTTGTGCTGCTGTTGCATTTGTTTTCTTTGGATCGTAGTAAACATTAGCAGTAACTTTAATATAAGTATAATCAGGATCAACAATGGTTGGTTCAACAGTCATAACCGATATAGGTTTGATAACATCTTGAATCAATCTAGTCTTTTGTGTTTGTGTTAAATTGTAACCACCAGATGGTTTCATAGAAACAAAAATTTGTCCGTATACTGGTGGATTATTTTCTTGGCCACCCCAAACATTTACTGCATCAAAAGAATAACCTAAAGTATTTTGTTGAATGGCAGTAATGTAATCTTCTTTCGTGACTGCACGGCCTTGTGCTGAATAACTCTTAGGAGCTTGAAATTTAATTGATGTTATTGATTCTTTGGAATAACCTTGTGTTGCTGGCGTTACAGATTCCACCACAGTATTGGCGTAACCACCTACAGAATCCATTAAAACAAAGCTGTTTGCTTTCTCGGCCGATACACCTGAAGTTATAACATAAGACAGTCTTACTATATTACCATTTTTCAATTTCTTACCAAGAATTCCATTACCAAAATATATTTCATAATAACCATTCAATCCTTCTTGTAAAAAATAAACAAGAGAATTGCCATTTAATGTTAAATAATTTGATGCTTCAGTATAAATTTGATAAGAACTATTTGAAGATGATTCTTGTACTAAAACTTGCAAAGTGGAAGTATCAACATTGGTGTCTTTTAATTTAAATGTAAAAGTTGGATTATTTGTTTCATCTACTGAATAAGAATATGATGCTGGATTACCTTGTTTTATTAGAACATTTTGAAACAATGCTTGATTATTGGAAACAGGAACTGTTGTTGCATCTGTTGTTGTAAATGTATAGTGTATTCCATCAATTGCTTCAGACAAAAAATTAGTATATTTTGGTAGAGTCAATAGGTTGTCTGTCACTTGATTGACTCTCAGATTGATTAAAGCTTGAGGTGCTATTGCTGATTTTGGTGTATAACCTAACAATTTTGCTTGTGAAACTACTGAATTT